GAATAAAGCAGTTGAATGATTTAGGATTTAAAGCATACGTAAATAAAGCATTATGAGAATTAATTACGGTAAATTCGCCACAATTAAATAAACCAGCCAATGGCAAAGCCAACACAACTTGGAATAATCGCAATGAAGTATATTGAGAAGTTTCCTAACAGCAGCAAAAAAACTTTAGCCGAGAAAATGTTTAATGAAAATCCTTTAGTTTTTAATGATGCTGAACACGCTAGAAGTGTTATTAGACACTATACTGGCGCAGGTGGTAATAAAACCCGAAAGGCTACTTCACCCAACTTGGCAATGGAAAGTGATTTTAGCGCACAAAACCCATACGGATTACCCGAAAGCGAAGAAAAGCCAAGCGTGATTTATAAGATGCCAACGGCTAACAACAACATTTTAGTCCTATCCGATGTTCATTTGCCATACCAAAATAACAAAGCACTAACTCTCGCACTTGACTACGGCAAAAAAGAAAACATCAACACCATTCTTTTACTTGGTGATATTATGGACATGCACAAAGCTAGTTTTCACGAACAAGACCCGAAGAAGCGTGACTTGGCTTATGAGTTTGAGATATGCCGTAACTTTTTAGACGTACTGCAAAAAAACTTTCCGTTGGCTAAAATATTTTACAAATTCGGTAATCATGAATTAAGATGGGAGCGATACCTAAGAGTAAAAGCACCAGTGATTTTAGACATGCAAGAGTTTAGGCTTCAAACAATCCTGCGACTTGGTGAGCGTGGGATTACTTGGATAGCGAACAACCAAGTAATGAAGATTGGCAAACTATACGCTATACATGGAAACGAGTACAAAGGGAGCGGAGGTATTAATGCGGCTCGTACTTTGTGGCTACGTTCGGGAGAAAGCACCATCTGCGGAGATAAACACAAAACGCAAACAATGCTGAAAACAAACATTAGCGGAAAAGTACACGGCACTTTTGTGATTGGATGCCTTTGCGAACTGAACCCAGACTATTTAACTTTGAACGAATGGAATTTAGGTTTTGCGGTTATTAAGGTATTAAAGGGTGGCGAGTTTGAGGTGTACAACAAATCTATTATTGACGGCAAAGTTTTATAAGATGGAACAGCTATACCAATGGACTTTTCAAGTATTAGATTATAAAAACTTTGAAGGAACTAGCATTGTGGTTTATGCACCAACGTATAAAGATGCGCTTAGGAAAATACGTGATTTGAAACTGCCACAACTATTGACCTTTGACGAAATAGAAGATGGGGTTAAACTTATCCAAGTTTATGAAATGGATTTCATTAGTGAATTAGAGCAAGAAGAAATATCCGAACCCGAAGAAGAATGAAATAATGTGCATTATGCCGCATTTTTGCGGTGAATGAATGATTAAGCTAACAGAAATAAAATTAATTACTATTTTTGACCCATGCCAATACCTAAACCAAACAGCAACGAAAGCAAAGACGATTTCATCCAGCGTTGCATGAGTGATGATGTTATGGTCAGCGAATACAAAGACGAAGCGCAACGATACCGACTTTGTTTATACAGCCATGCAAATGATTTGAAAGCGCAGAAAGAAATCTTAAACGCTGAAACATACACCGACTACCCGAAAGCCGCAACCGAGAACGCTAAACGTGCATTGAAGTATAGAGATGAAAGTGGAAACCCGAAAGGATGCGGAACTTTAGTTGGATGGGCAAGAGCAAACCAACTGGCGAACAGAGAAGCAATAAGCAGGGATACAATAGCACGAATGGCAAGTTTTGCAAGGCACTTGCAATATGAGGATGTACCTTATGAGGAAGGTTGCGGAGGTTTGATGGTAGATGCTTGGGGTGGGCGTGTTGGTATTGAGTATGCTCAAAGGAAGTTGGAGCAGATAGATAAAAAATAAACACTATGAAAACCGAGCAAGTAAGTATATCAGAGGTTAAACCAAACCCGAACAACCCGAGAATAATTAAGGACGATAAATTCGCCAAGTTGGTGCAGTCAATTAAAGACTTTCCAAAGATGCTCGAAATACGTCCGATAGTAGTTAACTCCGATATGATTGTACTCGGTGGCAATATGAGGCTAAAGGCTTGTAAAGAAGCAGGGTTAAAAAAGGTGCATATTATCAAAGCCGATGACCTAACCGAAGAACAGCAACGGGAGTTTATAATCAAAGATAATGTTAGCGGTGGCGAATGGGATTGGGAACAACTAGCAAACGAATGGGATGTTGAGCAGTTAGACGCTTGGGGATTAGACGTTCCCGACTTTACAGCCGAAGAAATCGAAGCCGAAGAAGATGATTTCGATACTACACCACCGATTGAGGCTGTAACCGTTTTAGGTGATTTATACGAAATAGGAGAGCATCGTTTGCTTTGTGGTGATTCAACTGATAGTGACCAAGTGGCAAGGTTGATGGATGGTAACAAGGCTGATGTTGCACATAATGACCCACCATACGGAATGAAGAAGGAGAATGTTGGAGTTCTTAATGACAACCTTAACTATTCTGATTTACTTTATTTCAATCACGAATGGATTGCTTTGCAGTTTATGCACTTAAAAGAAAATGGAAGTTGGTATTGTTGGGGTATAGATGAGCCGTTAATGGATATATATTCAGATATTTTAAAGCCATACTTTAAAGAACAAAAGGCAACATTTAGAAACTTAATAACTTGGGACAAAGGGCATGGTCAAAGTCAAAATTCAGAACTAACAAGGTCATTTGCAACAGCAGATGAAAAGTGTCTTTTTGTTATGTTAGGAGTTCAGGGATTTAACGACAATGCAGATAATTACTTTGAAGGTTTTGAATCGATAAGAGAATATCTTTTAACTCAAAAAAATAAATTAGGTTGGAGCGTTGATAAAATTATTGAGATAACTGGAAAATCAAGCGCATCTCATTACTTTGCTAAATCACAATGGCACTTTCCAACTAGAGAACATTACAATTCAATAAGGGAAGCAGCCAAAGGCGATGCGTTTCATAAGGAATACGATGCGCTGAAAAAGGAATACGATGCGCTGAAAAAGGAATACTACTCGACTCGTGCTTATTTTAATAATACTCACGACAATATGAACAATGTTTGGCATTTTTCAAGGCATAATAAAGATGGAAGCGAAGGAGGACACGCAACACCTAAACCAATTCCATTATGCGAACGTGCAATAAAAAGCAGCTGCCCTGATGGAGGATTGGTTTTGGATTTCTTTTTAGGCAGTGGCTCAACAATGGTGGCATCTCACCAACTTAAGCGCAAATGCTACGGAATGGAATTAGACCCGAAATACTGTGATGTAATAGTAAAGCGAATGATTGCTTTAGACCCGAAACTGACTATTAAATTGAACGGAAAGGACGTTACAAAGGAGTGGGTTAAAACAGAGAATTAACAATGAATAAGAACCCGAACAAAGAAAACCTAAAACCTTTCAAAAAAGGCGAAAGCGGAAACCCAAACGGCAGACCAAAGAAGTTACCCGAATTGGATAAGTTATTAGCTGATGTATTAGGCGAGGAAAAAGACGGTATAACGGCAGGTGAGGCTATTTTAAAGGCGTTACGGGCGAAAGCTAGTAAAGGCGATGTAAGGGCAGCCGAAGTCCTTTTAGACCGTGCATACGGCAAAGCAAAGCAAACAATGGACGTTTCTGTTTCAAAGAAGAATTTACCCGAATGGCTAAACGAGGAAGATGAAGAATAGTAATCCAAACTTTCGCTTTTTAAAAAAAAAGTTAAGTCGCAACGTGTGACCTTGTTACAAGGTGGCACTCGTTCTGGAAAGTCGTATTCAGTAATCTATTACATCATTTGGCTATGCGAGAACTACACAGGACTTGATATAGACATAGTTCGTGATACCTTTACAGCATTAAGGGCAACGGCTTGGAAAGACTTTAAAGACGTTCTAATTGAGTGTGGCATCTATAATGATTTGCACCATAATAAAAGCGAACACTATTACAATTTACACGGCAATATAATAAGCTATTACGGTGCGGACACTCCTGCAAAAATACACGGACGCAGCCGTGACTTCCTTTGGATTAACGAGGCGCATCAGTTCCCACAAGAAACGATTGACCAGCTATTCCCACGTACACGATACCGAATAATAGGCGATTTTAATCCAGCTTTAGGTTTAGAGCATTGGCTTGACCCTTATATTGAAAAGTACCCTCCGCTAATTACAACCTACAAAGACAATCCATATTTGACCCAAGCGCAAATCGAGGACATCGAAAGCCGAAAGTCAAATCAATATTGGTGGACAATTTACGGAAGCGGTGAACGTGCAAACCGACAAGGCGCAATCTTCACGAATTGGACGCAGGGCGATTTTGACAATTCACTCCCATACGTTTACGGACAGGATTATGGATTTAGTGTTGACCCGACTACCTTAATCAAAGTAGCGGTTGACAATAACCAAAAGGTTATATATTTGCATGAAGAGTATTATGGAGTTGATAAACTAGGTACTGATGACCTTTTCAAACTTAATAGCCAACTAATCCAAAAGCCGACTGATATAATCGTGGGTGATAGTCACGGTCAACAAAATAGGTTAGTCGAGGATTTGAGGCGAAAGGGATTGAATATAAAACCGTGTACCGACTATTGTAGA